AAAGCTGAATTAGTGAGGAAAGTATAATGAGAAAACAGGAATTCAACGAAGTTGAAATAATAAGTGGGAAAAATACTTTTGATATTCAGGTTAACATAAACGGCAAAGATATAGCCAAAGAAATTATAGGTTTTGGGTTTAAATTGATAGCAGGGGAATATCCGCAATTAATAGCATATTATCCTGTTGGTAAATTCAAAATTGAAAGTGCTAAAACAGATACGATATATGAAAATAGATAGGAAGGACAATCAGGCAAGGGTTTGCATTAGCCCTGTTTTCTCTTGCCTGCCTTCCTGAAAAGGAGAGGAAAATGGATATATCAAAAAAAGCAATTATGAATTTGGAGTGGTTAAATAATTATAAACATAGTAGCTTGATGGACTTAAACGAAGCTATTGAATTAATAGATGGAACGTTTGACGGATATTATGAATTTGTAAGATTCAGGAGAAACGATAAAAACCAACATTTGTATCCTAAAACTACCATGAAAGCAGATAAAAAAGCTCTTATTGAAAAAATCAAGGAATGGGAATTTAAGGCAAAATGTTGGGAGAAATTTACTTCAATGGTTCATAGGATTATAGATAACGAGGATAGCGAGTCTTGGAAAATAATTCAGGATATCGAGCAAAAGGTAAAAGAAGAGAAAGAAGAGTGGGAAAGTGATTAAGAAAAAACGCAAAACTAAAGTAAAAGTAAAATTAATCAAAGAACAAACCATATTGGATTTATGGTCAAAAGCAGTCAAGATAAAATATAGTTATAAATGTGCCTATTGCAAAAGGTCAGACAAGGAAGCAAGATTAAATTCGCACCATATCTTTTCAAGAAGGCATAAGGCAACAAAGTACGACCTCGATAATGGGATTTGCTTATGTGTAGACCATCATAAATTCAAGCCATTTTCCGCTCATGAAAGTCCGGAATTCATATTATGGATGATAGATTTTATAGGAAAAGAAAAATATGAAGACTTAAAAAGAAGGGCAAACAGTATTAAGAAATATACCGAAATGGAAAAGAGGGAAATATTAAATAAGTTGAAGGGATTTATAAAGGAGAATGAAAATGAATGAATTAACCGAAACCAATGTTCATGATAAAGTTATTGAACTCAAAAAAGACATTGAGAGAAGTTTTATCAAAATGGGCGGAATGCTAAAATTAGTAAGGGATAACAAATTGTACCTTGAAAAAGGTTGTGTTACATTCGAGGAATACATCGCAATTCCGGAGCTTGCTTTAAATCGAAGTACAGTTTATGCTATAATAAATGTATTCGAGGTATTCTTTGAAAAGTCTAATCAATCAGACATAGAGGGGTTAACGGAAATAGGTTACTCGAAATTAAACCGTATATCACAATTCAAAGACCAAGATAATTTCGACGAATGGATTTACAAAGCCAAGACTTTAAGTTTGAGTGATTTGGGGGCAGAAATCAAAGAAACCAAAGGAATATCCGAAAATTTAAGCTCAACGAAAAGTGAAGATAAAATGACAATGGAAATAACATGTCCATTTTGTGGCAAGAAATTCGATTATTTAACAAAGGATAAATCATGAGAGGAAGTACATGGACTCAACATGAATTAAACTATTTAGAGAATTTTTGGGGAATAAAAACATTATCCAGAATAGCAAAAACATTAAATCGTTCTAAGGTTGGAGTTTTTATAAAAGCCAAAAGACTAAAATTAGGCGCAAGTACCAGAGCAGATGAATTTATGACTGCAAGACAGGCAAGCTTGATGTTGGGGATTAATGACAGCCAAATAGTTTTAAGGTGGATAAAATTAAAAGGATTGCCCGCCAAAAAAAGAGAAATGTTATTAGGGAAAAAATTCTGGATGATAAAACACAGTGATATGATTAACTGGTTAGAGAACAATCAAGAAAAATTTGATTCCAGAAAAATAGAATTTTATGCTTTAGGGAGTGAACCCAAATGGTTACAAGATAAACGCAAAAAAGACAAACGATTACCCAGAAACAGATTTAAAAAATGGACTCAATCAGAAAATAATTTACTGATGATACTTTACCAAAAAGGGAAAAAACAAAAAGAGATTGCCGAAATGTTTGGAAGGTCTGTAAATAGTATTGAAAGGAAAATATATAAATTAAAAAGGAAACAAAATGTCTAAAGAAGAAAAGCCAGAGCTAAATATAAAACAATTAAAATTCGTAGATAATGTATTTGAGGGAATGACACAATATGAAGCTTATATTAAAGCGGGGTATGAAGCAGCAGATGATAGCGTAGCAAGGGCGAATGCTTCAAGACTGATAGCAAATGATAACATACAAAAGGAAATTACCCGAAGGCTTGAGGAATTAAAAGCAAAAAACAGATTGCGTTTATATCGAATTAGCGAATCTGCATTAAACAAATTAGATATCATACTCCAGACCAATGAAGATATAGATTCCAAAAAGCCACAAAAAAACACTTACCTAATAGGCATAAAAGCTAACATCATAAAAGATATCTTAGACAGAGTAGGACTGAAACTTGCCGAAGAACACAACCTTAACTTGAATGCCAAATTAGAAACCAATTTATCAGAGGAGCAAATGAATGGACTTATCGAGCTTGCCCACAAAGCAATTAAACCAGATATGCAGACTCAAGATAAAAAACCGAATAAAGAATGACCCGTTTTTCCTAAGGCATGTACTCTACCCGCAATATAGTTTTGAACCGTTCCATAAACAATGGTTAGAGCAGGGATTAATGGGAGTAGATGAATTATGTTTAGGTCCGAGGGGATTTGCCAAAACCACAGTCAGAGCAGTCATCAGAACTATCTGGAAATTAACCGAAAATCCAAACGAACAATTTGCTATTATATCCGATACTACAGACCAAGCCGTTAAATTTATGTCTGAAATCAAACAGCAACTCGAAACCAATAAATATTTAAGATTATTATATCCAGAATTAGCTCCCGGAAGAATATGGACAAATAAAGAAATAAAAATCATAGGTGCAACCGATATAAGTAAAGAAGCCTCCGTTACTGCTTTAGGAGTAGGACAGGGAACAGGCTCACATTTTGACGATATACTACTTGACGATATAGTAGACTTTGACAATGTTAAGACTAAGCACCGCAGAGATAATTTAGAGCATTGGGTGAATATGAGTTTAATGCCGATGTTGAAAGCAGGTGGCACAGTCCACCTAAACGGAACAAGATACAACCATGACGATTATTACGGAAGAATTTTAGAAAAAGGAATTCTTAATAATCTCAAACACAACACCCACAAAGCTATTCAGGATAACGGAACTTCACTTTGGGAACAAATGTGGTCAATTGAAAAACTACAGGAAATGAGAGAAGAAAGAGGAAGTGTAGCTTTTAACGCCCAATACCAAAATGATACAACTCTCATGAAACAGGGAATAATATTTAAACGTGAATGGTTTAATTACTTTAAAAAGGACGGAGAATATTTTGTCTTAACCAACGGAAGGCGAATTTCGATTAAAGATATAGCTTTCTATCAGACTTGCGACTTAGCATTGTCTAAAAAAGATACAGCAGATTATTTTGTTATACTTACTTTCGGAGTGGACAAAGAAGGGAATATCTATATAACGAATCTATTAAGAGGGCGGTTTAGCTGGGCTGAACAAAAACGACTAACACCAGAACACTATCGCAGAAACACACCTTTGAATTGGTTAGGAATAGAATCAAATCAGTATCAAGCGGTGCTGGCTGATGAAATGAACACATTAATTGATATTTCAATCAGAAAATTAGACCCGATAGGTGATAAAGTAACCAGAGCAAATTCCATGAGTGCAAAATTTGAAACAGGAAAAGTATTTATCTGGAATAAGCTCCCGCAATTAGATGAATTTGAAGATGAACTAACAAAATTTCCGGAAGGCGAACACGATGATATGGTGGACTGCGTAGGGTATATTCCGCAATGTATGAGGAAGAAAAGACCAAAAGTATATGTTAATGTGTAGGAGGAAAAATAAAAGCTCAAATAAGACTCACTATTGGGAGATTTTGTAGAAACTAATATTGTTACATTCAATAATTGGAAAAATTG